ATGGCGCTAGAATTACAACTTATCAAACACCATTCAGGAATACTGATCCCGGCTACGCCCGAGACCAGGGATATCCTGCAATCAAAAACCCGGCTCGGCGATATTCTTGTTGCCGAGTTCAGGCGGGTACGAAACCCGGCATTTCACCGGCGCTTTTTCGCGCTTCTCAATCTCGGTTTTGAATACTGGGAACCAACCGGCGGGGCTATCTCGAGTAACGAGAGGAAGCTGATTACTGGCTACGCCAAGTTCCTGGCTTCGTATGCCGGCAATGAGGGCGCGCTGATCGATGCTGCTGAGCATTATCTTGAGCAGGTTGCATACCGCCGGGTCACAAATGGCATTAGCCTGTGCAAATCCTTTGACGCTTACCGCTCCTGGGTGATCGTCGAAGCAGGGCACTTTGATGCCATTCAGCTGCCTGACGGCACACTCAAAAAGCATCCTCGTAGCATCTCGTTTGCCAACATGGACGAGCTCGAGTTCCAGCAACTCTATAAAGCTGCGCTCGATGTCCTCTGGCGCTGGGTCCTGTCCCGTTCATTCCGCAGTCGCGATGAAGCCGAAAACGTCGCCGCGCAGCTGCTTGGCTTCGCGGGGTGATGGAATGAAGTTTTCCTGGTTCCACCACACCGATTGCAGCACCGAACAGGCCGAAGAACTGGTTAAGCGTTACAAAGCGCGCGGCGTGCGAGTTGAGCGCAGCCTTAATCAGGATTACGTGACCTGGACTGTCAGTGCATTCCTTCCGACCTCAAATACACCAGCGCGCCCGGACAGTCGCTGGCGAAACCGGTTGTGGGGGTGAACGTGAAGACATATCAAATCACTTTGCCCTGGCCGCCGAGTAACAACCGGTATTACCGGCACAACCGTGGACGCACGCATATCAGTGCTGATGGCGTCGCGTATCGCTATGCGGTCGCCAGTGTCATTCGAAGCGCCCGGCTTAATATCCGCACGGCCGCACCACTTAAAATCCGCATTGAATGTTACATGCCCGATCGCCGGCGCCGCGATCTGGATAACCTGCAAAAGGCTGCATTCGACGCTTTAACCAAGGCGGGATTCTGGCTGGATGATTGCCAGGTTGTGGATTATCGCGTTATGAAAATGCCTGTCGTTAAGGGCGGGAAATTAGAACTCACCATTACCGAACTGGAGACCGCATGAATCTCGAGAATACACTCAAATATCACTTCGCCAAATCGACGATGATTAGCGACTCGCTACGGCATCAGATGCATTAACCGGTTCGGATATTATGGCTGCGATGGGCATGACGCAGGAACGGGCCGCCATGGGTTACAGCGCTTTTCTCGGGAAGATGGGTATCAGCAACAATGACCGGGAGAGGGCGATTGAGTTGCTGGCCCAGTACGCGCTGACTAAGTGCGATCGGGTTGCGGCATTACGGAAGCTTGATGCAGAGATTAAACCACTGGTGATGCATCGGTTGGCCAGCTTCGCTTTCGAGGATTATTCCCGCAGCGCCGCCAGCGTGAAGCAGTGTGATGGCTGCAATGGGGAAGGGTTTGTAGACGCTGAGGTTTTCAGCACGAAGTCTCACACTCTGGCAAAAGAGAAAAGATTCGTGAAGATGTCTCTGAATATGGGCGTCGAAGATTTTCGACCTTCTGAGCATGAGGTACGGAGGCAGGTTAGGGAGGTAGCGCGCGTTCTCTGCCCTCAGTGTAAGGGTAAGAGGGTCGTTAGTTGTGCCTGTAAAGATTGCCATGGACGCGGGAAAGCCGTCAATCAGGCCCTTACAGAACAGCAGGGTGTTCCGGTTATGGCCGATTGCAAGCGTTGCAGCGGGCGGGGGTATGAACGAATCCCATCAACTGAGGCTTACGCCGCGGTATGCCAGATAACGGATGAAATCAGCCTCGATACCTGGAAGAAGTCTGTTAAGCCATTCTACGACCAGCTCATCACCAAGTTTGATATCGAAGAGGCTTGGGCTGATGCGCAGCTCAAGCAGATAACAAAGTAGGGTATTATTTTATCGTGAGCTATTTACTTTTCCCGAATCTGTGGTAATTTTGCTCTAACGATGGGTTATTGCCTTCGTTTAAAGCCCTGCGGTTAACCCCGTGGGGCTTTTTGCTTAATAGCGATTTAAGTATTACTAAAATCATCAGTATTCATTGCCTCTTATAATCTCTATATCAAAGAGGAGGGGGAATGATGACAGAAGGCTATTACTGGATTCAACACAACGGCAGAGTACAGGTTGCTTACTTTAGCAATGGTGTTACAGAAGACCTTGAGACGGGACTTACTTTTAATGGTATTTGGCACCTGACACAGGGTGACGACATCTGCGATAACGGAGAGGCCGAGGTGATTGAAGGCCCTCTGCCTGTACCATTTAAATGAATATATTCATCTGATTACGTGGCAGATTCTTCATACTGCACATAAGCTTCTTATGCATCCTGCAGAATGGATGTTTCTGAAAGCGTTTTTGTGGTGGATCCCCCTAAGCGGAGGGGCGATTCAGCAGGACATTTCTCCAGAGTGTCCAACCAGCGCGCGGGAATGAGTGCTGTGATCATTTCCACCGGGAGGCACCCGGCACCACACCCTCAATTATTTCCAACTTAGCGATCTATGCCTGCTTTTCCGAGCAGGCTTTTTTTTGCCAATGATGAACAGTATTGACCGAGTGAATATTTCATGCGTAATTTATGCGTGTGGTGAATCCTTTCTAAGCGAAAGGGCGTTCCAGTCAACTGCGCTCTGCAGGTATGCACGCGGCCTTGCTCACTGGGGTAGGGTCACCGGGAGGCACCCGGCACCATGACAATAACAATACAGTTTCAATTTCCTTGAGAGCCTGCCGCAAAATGCAGGCTTTTTTTTATGTATTTGCTAACTGCTGCTACGCTTTAAGTTGTGAAAGTTACTGAATGCTAGGTGGTTCTCCTGAACCAAACGTGAATCAGCCGATACAGTTTCACTACTGAGCATAGGTACTACTCGCACCTACCTTACCAATAGTCAACTCATTAGCCCGCCTTCAAAAGCGGGCTTTTTTTATTCACTCAAATCTTCTGAATGGGGTGGGCATAATTAGAGGTGGATGAATGTCTCAATGCGTTTCTGGCACTAATGTCTTGACTAGTGGCATTGGTAGCCAGATGTAAGCACTAAAAAGTGCGGAGAACGACATCAATCCTCTCCGCATTAATAAAGCCAGTGCATGCCCGCTTGTATGTCTTATATCCCTAAGAAGATTTTCTTTAACTTAACCCAAATGATAACAATAAATAACTATTTGAATAGTTATTTATTTTAATGGGTTAAATAGCTCTCTTAAGGATTATTTAATTTATTGCACTCCTCATGAGAAGGGCGCTCAAGCAGGTTTAGATCATCATAAGGTTGCCGTTTGGCAGCCTTTTTTATTTCTAGCAACAGCACCCGCACTTAGCGAGGTGAGAGACCATGAAAATGAATGATTCAGGGAACATCTTCACGCAGTTCTTCGCGTGGGTAGCAGCTCTGGCGTCAGCCATTGGATTTACCACTCAGGATCTGGTGTTCATGTTCTTTGGCGCTGCTGGTCTGCTTATCTCGCTAGCCTCGTACATTAACGGGCGGGTAGATGCAAACCGCAGGCGTAGAGAGGATGAGAAGCGAACAAAAATGGTCAATGACTACCTGAAAGGCGTTGGTGATAAACCCCTTCACGAGCGTCCTGCTGCTGCAAGCGTGGTCGTTGAGGCATTACAAAAGGAAGGTGAGTGATGGGATCCAGAGCAAAGTTGAGTACCGCAGTTCTGGGGCTGATACTAGCTGGTGCTCCTGCATCCGTAATCCTCGACCAGTTTCTGAATGAGAAAGAGGGTAACAGCCTCACGTCCTACAAAGATGGTGGCGGTATCTGGACTATTTGCCGCGGCGCAACGATGGTTGATGGTAAACCGGTTGTGCAGGGCATGAAATTGACTCAGGCCAAATGCAATCAAGTGAACGCCATCGAACGCAATAAGGCTCTGGCGTGGGTTGATCGCAATATTATGGTACCGCTTACCGAACCGCAAAAAGCCGGGATCGCATCTTTTTGCCCGTACAACATCGGGCCAGGTAAGTGCTTCCCGTCCACGTTCTATAAGCGCATTAATGCCGGTGACCGCCGCGGGGCATGCGAGGCAATCCGCTGGTGGATTAAGGACGGTGGTCGCGATTGCCGCATGACTAAAGGTCAGAAGAACGGCTGCTACGGTCAGGTAGAACGGCGCGACCAGGAAAGCGCGCTGGCGTGCTGGGGGATCGACCAGTGAAATTTAATCTTTTACCAATCGCGGTTGCGGTTATTGCTGGTCTGTCAGTCGCACTCGTTAAAAGTTGCTCAGACACCAACGGCCTACAGAGTGATAACGAGGTTCTGCGCAGTGACAATGCTCTGCAGGAGCAGGTAATCGCTACTCAGGCATTCAACTTCAATCGATTCAATCAGGTTGCAGAACATGCCAACAGGCTTAACTCCCTGATCGACACCAGCACCGAAGAAACCGTAATCGAATACCGGGAGATTCTCCGCCGTGAAAAAACCTGTGATCTGCCTCTTCCTGCTGACATTGCTGGTGGGCTGCTCGAATACGCGCACCGTTTACGTGCCAGCGCCATGCACACCGATTCCAATGGACCTGACACAGCCGATGATCGTGCCATTGCCACCAGCTCCATGACGTACTGCCAGGCAGTCTTGTGGATTAAGCCGCTACTGGCCGTAATTGAGAAGGGCAACAATAATTTCGCTGGCATAAGGCAGATCGAGCAGGAGAGAAAGAACTAGGGATGGCTCATCCTTGAGCACACGGGTATTTCTGAACGACGGCTTTACCTGACATAGCAAAGCACCATTAAATTGTAGAAAAGACTCGATATTTAACAAGCGAAGCGCAGAAATGTAAAAAAATGCCCTCACATGGAGGGCTACCAGAGTCTCAGTTTCACTTGCTCTTTTTATGGATGTTTCCCTGGAGTTGGCAAACTCCTCATCAGAGTCATGTACAGCCTGGCACTTAACTGGGAATCAACAAGCGCAAGTGGCAGTGATTAAGAATTTCCTTAGGCTTGGCCTGTGGTGAGCATTGGCTAAGATTGCTGATAGGTTGCTTTTTAGCGCACCAGATATGTTCTGGCTCAAAGCACGTCGCCACCTGTTGATTGACGTATAGCCAGTATGTTTTGTAGATTACGCTGATTGGTACTATGAAAGGTGACAGCAACCTCGCTGGCATTGGATAAGTAGAACATAAGAGACCAGTCCCTTCTGGTGGAAGGGAGGCCACTGATTGATACAATCTACACGAACGTTCAACTTGCAGATATTGGGTGGCAGGCGTTTATCGTTAGAAATATATAAAAATTTTGTAGATAAACGCTATCATTGGTGTATAACCCAATAAAAGAGTAACATTTGAATGTTGATCTTAAATGAAAACATCAATGACTTATTGTTTTTTCTCAGCCTTTCATTAGTTGTGCTTTTTTTGAGCTTGGTGATGATTTCATATGGCCTTCAAATGAAAAGGCTAACGCTCTTATGTGTTTTTCTTTTGATGATTTCAAGTGTCGCTGCGGTGATGCATTTTTGAATCATAAATCTATGTTATAAGGGTGTGGAAGGTGTTTTCAGTAGTAGACTTTTCGACTTTAACAATTTTTTTTATTGGCTTGTCACCGGTCCTTTGTCTGATATTATTTGCAGAGTCGATTTACCTGTTTAGACTAGGTTACAAGGTGCTGGCTAAAATATTCTTGTTTTTAGCTATATTGCTAGGCGTCCCAACTTTAATAATAACAAATGTGTTATCAGCCTAGTTAAATTTTGGAAATATCACTCGTGGTCACTAATTGCTTGCAATAATATTGAGTAGCATTAGTCAGGTGCGCGAGATGCCGGGTAAAACCGAACCGGACGAAGCGTAACACTGCTATAAGCTGGAGGATGGCGCAGACGACCTTCATCTTCTGGCTCAAGGTTTCGAATCCCTTCGTGATTACCACACCCAAGCCACTGGCATCCGCTGGTGGCTTTTTTATTGGAGTAAGTAATGGCAAAACCGGACTGGGGCGAGCTTCAGCAACGGTTCCTGTCCGAACATGCCGCAACTGGCGTATCACCGAAGGATTGGTGTGAAGCGCAGGGACTGAACTACGCGACCGCGCGCCGATATATCAAAAAACCTTCTGCGCAAACTGCGCAAAGACCTACGCAAAAAAAAGTGCGCACTGCGCAGAAAGAACAAAGCGCAAAAGAGCTGATGGATGATGATGGACTTACTGCTCAGCAACGCTTGTTTGTCACAGAGTACCTGAAGGACAACAACGCCACTCGGGCTGCTATCCGAGCTGGCTACAGTAAAAAATCAGCTGAACAAATCGGCTATCAACTCCTTCAGAAAACTTCAGTTGCGCAGGCAATTGCGAAGCAGCAAAAAGCGTCCATTGTGCGCACTATCGGGAGTGCCGATGAAGTGCTTGAGCAGATGTGGCAGCTCGCCACCTTCGATGCAAACCAGCTTTCGCAGTATCGCCGCGGTGCCTGCCGTTACTGCTGGGGCTTCGGTCACCACTACCAGTGGCGGGATGCTGTCGAGTTTGAAGAGAAAAGACTTGAGGCTGTTGAACGTGACAGACGTGAACCCGAAGATTCCGGTGGTTACGGCTACGACCACAATAAAGAGCCCAATCCAGAATGCCCGCGCTGCAACGGCGATGGTATTGGCCAGCCTTACTTCCCTGATACGCGCAAACTTCCGGCAGCTTCCCGTCTCGCTTACTCCGGCGTGAAGGTTGGCAAAAACGGCGTCGAAATTACAGCCATCAGCCGTGAAAGAATGTTCGAAGCGGTAATGAAGCGACTTGGCCTGGCCGATAGCGAGTTCGCCCAGCGCCTGCAGCAGATTGAAATCGAACGCCGGCAGCTTGAGGTCGAGAAACTCCGCAAAGAGTTGGCCGGTGATGGTGAGGACGATGAACCGACCCCAGTGCAGATCAATATCAACGTAGTGGATGCGAGGGCAGACGATGGGAATCAGCCCGACACTTAACATTCCTCAGGCGCGCTTCCTCGCGATGCAGCACAAATTCAAAGCCTATGTTGCCGGGTTCGGTTCGGGTAAAACGTGGGTGGGTTGTGGCGGCATCTGCAAAGGGATGTGGGAGCACCCGAAGATTAACCAGGGCTATTTCGCGCCGACGTACCCGCAAATTCGTGACATCTTCTATCCGACGATTGAAGAGGTGGCCTTTGACTGGGGCTTGAGCGTCAAAATCAACGAGGGGAACAAAGAGGTTCACTTCTACGAGGGGTGACGGTTCCGCGGGACCACAATCTGCCGCTCGATGGAGAAGCCCGGCTCGATAGTTGGTTTCAAAATCGGTAACGCGATGGTCGATGAGTTGGACGTAATGGCTGCGGCTAAAGCGCAGCAGGCCTGGCGAAAAATTATCGCCCGTATGCGTTACAAGGTTGATGGGCTTCGTAACGGCATCGATGTAACGACTACGCCGGAGGGCTTCAAATTCGTCTACCAGCAGTTCGTGAAGGCGGTACGTGAAAAGCCAGAGCTTGCGGCCCTGTACGGTCTGATTCAGGCCAGCACATTCGACAACGCAAAGAATCTGCCGCCTGACTACATTCCATCGCTTCTGAGCTCATACCCTGACGAACTGATTCAGGCCTATCTGCGCGGCAAGTTCACCAACCTCAACAGCGGGACCATTTACCATACGTTCAACCGTAAGCTGAATAACTGTTCTGACGAGATTCAGGATGGGGATCCGCTGTTTATCGGTATGGACTTCAACGTGGGGAAAATGGCCGCGATTGTTCACGTAAAGCGTAACGGCTTGCCGCGTGCGGTGCGTGAGTTGGTGAAGGTCTACGACACGCCGGCGATGATTAAGCGCATTCCTGATACAGCCACCCTGTAGGTGTTCGGTAACTGAAGAAAGTCCGCCCTAACGTGTAGATTTGATGAATGCGAGTTGGTCTACCTCCGCGAGCTATTACGATTGAGGTAATGCTCTGACTTCCTGAGACCCCCATGTAGCTGGCGTCCTCTACTGACCATATAAACGATGAGGGGTAGGACTCGCTCATAGTATTAAGTGGAACTGATTCAGTAATTTCACGCCCCAGACCAAAAGCCCCCACAGTTAGAACTTTCTTTTGACCGGCATCACCCCAGGAACTTTGAGCATCCAATAAAGCGCTACTTCCCAAACCGACGTTTTATAGATTGCTCTTGAGCGGCCTGACCGATAACTTCACCTGATTTTTTTGCAGAAATAATTGGGTGAAAAATATGCAAATTGGCTATGTAAGGGTGTCAACAAATGACCAAAATACGGATCTTCAGCGACAAGCGCTCGAACGCGCAGGATGTGAGCAAATTTTCGAAGAAAAAATGAGCGGAACAGTGGCGAACCGGCCAGCGCTGAAAAAGCTTCTAAAGACGCTGAAAGAGGGAGATACGCTTGTTGTCTGGAAGCTGGATCGTCTCGGACGCAGCATGCGGAATCTGGTGCTGCTGGTGGACGAGCTTCGACAGCGCGGTATTCACTTCAAGAGCCTCACTGACAGCATCGATACCTCAAGCCCAATGGGACGCTTTATTTTTCATATAATGTCTGCCCTGGCCGAAATGGAGAGAGAGTTGATTGTTGAGCGCACCCGAGCAGGCCTGGCTGCAGCTCGTGAGAAAGGGCGAATCGGCGGCAGGCGTCCGAAGCTTACCCCGGAGCAATGGGACCAGGCGGGCCGATTGATTGCGAACGGTCTGGACAGGAAACAGGTAGCGATAATTTATGACGTTGCCGTGTGCACGCTTTATAAAAAATTTCCCGCTTCAAAGTCGGCTTAATTTTGCTCACATAGAATTGCGGCCATAAAATTTACAAAACTCATAATTCGAAGCGACGTAGAAACTTAGAAACGAAACGGCGAAGCTTTAATCAGCTATGACAGACCCTCTGTCTTGCGTGCATACCCAAATGAAACTACTGTATATAAAAACAGTATTTGGGGTGTGCATTATGGAATTTATCAGGCCTGCAGAACTGCGAGAAATTATTACTCTCCCGCTATTCAGTGACTTAGTGCAGTGTGGTTTCCCAAGCCCTGCGGCTGATTACGTTGAACAGCGCATCGATCTCAATGAGTTACTTGTCGCTCACCCGAGTTCAACGTATTTCGTCAAAGCCGCGGGTGATTCTATGATCGAAGCCGGGATCAGCGACGGCGATCTGCTGGTGGTCGACAGCTCGCGCACTGCTGAGCACGGTGACATTGTTATCGCCGCTGTGGAAGGGGAATTTACTGTTAAACGCCTGCAGCTGCGCCCGACAGTTCAGCTCATTCCGATGAACAGCGCCTACAGCCCGATTGTTGTTGGCAGCGAAGACACGCTGGACGTTTTCGGCGTCGTGACTTTCATCGTTAAATCTGCGAGCTGAATATGTTTGCTCTCTGTGATGTGAATTCGTTCTATGCATCATGCGAGACTGTATTCAGGCCGGACCTGAGAGGGCGGCCGGTTGTCGTTCTCTCAAATAACGATGGCTGTGTAATCGCACGCAGCGCCGAGGCCAAAGCCGCTGGAATTACTATGGGAGAGCCGTTCTTCAAGCAAAAGGAGCTTTTCCGGCGCGCTGGCGTTGTTTGCTTCAGCAGCAACTACGAGCTGTACGCAGACATGTCGAACCGGGTAATGACGACGCTTGAGGATATGAGCCCCCGCGTCGAAATTTACAGTATCGATGAAGCTTTTTGCGACCTGACAGGTGTTCGCAACTGCCGGGACCTTACGGAGTTCGGCAAAGAGATCCGCGCTACCGTTCTGAAGCGTACGCACCTGACCGTTGGGGTTGGCATTGCTCAGACAAAAACTCTCGCTAAACTCGCCAACCACGCCGCCAAGAAATGGCAGCGCCAGACCGGTGGGGTGGTCGATTTGTCCAATATCGATCGGCAACGTCGGTTGTTGGCTATCGTGCCTGTAGAAGATGTCTGGGGCGTCGGCAGGCGCATCAGCAAAAAGCTCAACGCAATGGGCATCAAAACGGCACTGGACCTTTCTGAACAAAGTACGTGGATTATCCGTAAGCACTTTAACGTGGTACTCGAAAGAACGGTTCGGGAGCTGCGCGGCGAACCATGTCTTGATCTGGAGGAGTTTGCGCCGGCAAAGCAGGAAATCGTCTGCAGTCGTTCTTTCGGCGAACGCGTCACAGAATATGAGCAGATGCGTCAGGCCATCTGCAGCTATGCGGCCCGTGGCGCTGAAAAACTACGTGGCGAGCACCAGTATTGCCGTTTTATATCTGCATTCGTGAAAACCTCTCCCTTTGCGCTTAATGAGCCGTATTACGGTAACAGCGCGTCAGTGAAGCTTCTTACCCCCACTCAGGATTCCCGCGACATCATCAACGCCGCTGTAAAGTGCCTGGACAAAATCTGGAAGGATGGGCACCGCTATCAAAAGGCTGGCATTATGCTGGGCGACTTCTTCAGCCAAGGTGTGGCCCAGCTCAACCTGTTTGACGAGAACGCACCACGGGCCGGTAGCGAGAGGTTGATGGAGGTTCTCGACCATCTCAACGCGAAAGACGGCAAAGGCACGCTCTACTTTGCTGGGCAGGGCATACAGCAGCAGTGGCAGATGAAACGTGACATGCTCTCACCTCGCTACACAACTCGTTATGCCGATTTATTGAAGGTCAGATAGGCCGCCATGGGATTGAGCTGCCTCGACAGGCGAACACGTAAAAGGATAAGTAAAAGTTTTGTTGCTGCCATTAAGTTCGACGTATTGGATGACTAAAGTACAGTTTTTTGGAACATCTTCTTTGGAATTTAAAATCGTTTGAATTTCATAGGGAAGAGGGGAAGGTATAGGTGCCCCGTTTGAGGCATTAAGTACTTTAGCTTGCCCTGGTTCAAGGAGTGTGCCATCAAGCTGATTGTCGAGGTACCATGTACCTATCCCGAAACTCATCTTGCTGTCAATTTCAATAGAAGTAATTGCTGCCGGCTGATTGCCGTTATTGGCGATCATAAAATGAAGCTTATTTGACTCGCCAGATATAATAGAGGTAACTATTTCTGCCTGTTTAGATTGGAAAACACCATTAATAAATGGAATTGTCCATATTGAAAGCAGTGTCAGAAAGAAGCCAGTAAACAGAGCAAACGTATTGAGGTGACGGATCCAGTTCTGATAGCTTCCACAGTGGTGACATTTTTTAGCTCCGTAGTGTATTGGATTTCTACAATCACGACAGTTATTCAT